TATATATCAAAGGTGCAGTAAAAGGACAGGGGTCAATAAATTCAGGGATTTCAAAGTTAAAAGAATATAATATCTTTGTAAGCAAAGAATCAAAAAACATAATTACAGAATATTATAGTTATTATTGGGAACAAATGAAAGATGGTACGATAATTAACAAGCCAATAGATAGACAAAATCACGCTATGGATGCAATTAGATATGCGGTATATTCTCAATTTGGAAAGAGAGAAAATTTCTTTGTAATATAATTCTTATTTTTGTAATTAAAAATCAAGTATATGGCAAGTTTTTTTTCACGATTTCGGTCAACAGTAACTAAGGGTTTTCAAAACACATCAGCAGATTTCAATAAAATTATATTTAACTATTTAGGTAATAGTATTTTATGGAATCCTGAAAATGATGATACATACATTGATAAAGGATACAGATATAATACAACAATATATTCTATAATTAATCTAATAGCAAAAACTGCTTGTACTATTCCTTTTAATGTATATGAGATTAAAAATGAGAATGAGTTAAAAAGATACAAGTCAATAACAAGCGGTCTTGCAAATGGATCAAGCTTATTAAAAGCAGGAGTAATAAGAAAACACGCACTTGAGGAACTACACGACACAGATTTACACGAATTACTTGAAAGACCAAACCCTGCACAATCATATAGTAGTTGGATTCAGGAGATTATAGCTTTTGGTAAATTAACAGGCAACAGATATATCTATGGTATAAAACCTGAAACAGGATCAAACCAAAGTAAGTTCAAAGAACTATATGTTCTCCCAAGCCAAAAGGTAGAGATAAAAAGCGGTGGTATATTTGAACCAGTACAATCATATACTTTGGATTATAACGGAAATTATTTTATTAAAGCAGATGATGTATGCCATATAAAAGACTTTAACCCATATTATGATGGTACAGGATCGCACCTTTACGGAATGTCGCCACTTAAAGCAGGTCTTCGTAGTTTAGACACTAACAATGAAGCGGTAACGACTGGTGCGAAATTTTTACAGAATCAAACTGCAAGAGGGGTATTAATGTCAGAGGAGGGCGATTTAAATGAAGTTCAAGCACAAGCGTTAAAGGAAAAATTTAGAAATAACTATTCAGGATCAAAAAATGCAGGAGATATTGTTATAACACCAAAGAAATTATCGTGGGTAAACTTTGGATTGAGTGCAACAGATCTTTCACTTATAGAACAATATAATGCTTCAATAAAAGATTTGTGTAATATATATTCCGTTCCTGCTTCACTTCTAAACAACACAGAATCATCTACTTACAACAATGTAATAGAGGCTAAAAAGTCATTATATCAGAACGCTATTATTCCTGAATTAAATAAAATTAAAGATGAACTTAATAGATGGTTAGCACCTGCTTATGGAGAGAAAATATATATAGACTTTGACTATACTAATATATCAGAACTCCAAGAGGAAATGGATAAGGTAGTAAATCAAATGTCAAGTGCTTGGTGGATAACCCCTAATGAGAAAAGACAAGCAATGAGTTATGGAGTAGATTCTGATAATGAGCAGTTGAATGATTTTTATATTCCAATGGGTTTAACACCTTTGTCGGATCAAGTAATTTATGAAGATTTTAAAAGCACAAACGAAGATTTTACAAAACTCTATGATGAAGAATTTGAAAAAGAGCAAGAAAAAGATCAAAAAAGAAAAGTATCAGAAGTAGGTCCTGATAAATATACTACTATAACAGAGGCGGAAGATAGAGCAATAGAACTTGGTGGTGAGGGTCATCATATCCATAGATTTGGTGGAGAGGTGTATTATATGCCTTTTAAAACTCACGAAGAATGGTTAAGAAGAACAGGCAAGAAAAAAGATTGGTCTTTATGATAAAAAAAAAATTAAAAACCTCTTTCCATAAAAATTGGCTTCACCAATTAGATTTAGCAGAGAAAAGACAGGATCGTATTTGGTTTAATTACCTATATAAAGAACAGAATAAGGTAATTGATAAATTTATGGTTTCACGAAATGATATAGACCCACAAGGACAATTCAAATTAAAAGATTTAGAGAATATGTATATAAACCTTTATACAAATATTGGTATGACAATGGGGAAATGGTATTTGAAAACCTTTAAAAATTATATTAAAAAACAAAACCCCGATTACGAGATACTTTGGAGTGCTAAGTTTGCTTATATGGGCGAGAAAACATCATTGTTAAGAATTGAGGGTATTGCTAATACTCAAAAAAAACAAGCATTTGGATATATGAGTAAATTGGTTAGAGATCCTGAATTTCAGGCACTCAATGAAAGACAAGCTGAAAAGATATTAAGAAAAAAAGCTAAACACATTAGTATTGTAGATGCTAAAAGAATAGTAAGAACAGAATCAGTTAATGCAGCAAACTATGCTACAAACCAAAGTGCTATTGATATATTTGGAGTGGATAACTTACAAAAGGAGTGGATCGCTACTCCTGATGACAGGGTAAGAGCATCACATATTGCAGCAAGTGGTCAAATAAGAAATATGAGTGAACCATTTAGAGTAGGTGGCGAAGATTTAGACAGACCAGGAGATAGTTCAGGGTCAGCAAAAAATGTAATTAATTGTCGTTGCACTTCTGCACCATTTCCAAAAGAAGTTCCTGGCGAGAGAGGGCGTAGTCTTATTGATGATTTAATTATTGGAGGGAGTGCTGCTATACTCATAAATGAAGTTACTGAAAATTAATATCTTTGTAAAATGAATATAATATATAAAACAAGCCCTTTAGGTAATCTGCAAGATGTAGATGAAAAAACTGGAGTAGTAAAAGGTTATGGTTCAATATTCGATAATATTGATTCAGATGGTGATATTATCGCTAAAGGTGCTTATGCAAAAACAATATCAGAAAATGGTAACAGAGTTAAATATCTTTACCAACATAAAATGGATTCTCCTTTAGGGAAAATAAAGAATCTTTATGAAGATGAAAAAGGATTAATGTTTGAAGCAGAAATACCAAAAACGACTTTAGGTAAGGATGTAATGGAATTAATGAAAGCAGGAGTGATTACTGAAAATAGTGTAGGTATAATGCCAATACAAAAAGAAGCTTGTCCTGGTGGTATGGAGAAGTGTTATAGAAAACTTACAGAGGTAAAATTGTATGAAATATCTGCGGTTACTTATGCAGCTAATGATGAAGCAATAATACTTGATGTTAAGGGAAATATTGATAAAAGAAAGGTGTTAAAACGATATGATAACCTTGTGAAGTTAATTCGCAAAGGTGAGATATCTGATAATTTAGGTTATGCTATTGAAGCAGAACTTATAAAATTGAAATCTATTTTTTCAGATTACATCACTTTGCCGACTGATATTGAAGTCACAGAGCCGATAGATGTAAAAGGAGATTCCAACGAGATTTATAAATATTTGTTTAATAAATTAAATTCGTAAAAAAATGGATGAAACCGTTAAAAAAGAATTGGATCAAATTGGAAATTTGGTTGATTCGAAAATTGAAAAAGCAATTAATTCTGCTGAAGATAATGCGAAAGGCGAGTACGAAGAATCATTGAAAAGTGAAATTTCAAACTTAACTAACGATTATCTTGAAAAGCACGATGAAATGCAAAAAAGAATGGATAGTATTGAAGTATCAAGTAAAAAACTTGAAACAAAAAATGCTTATCCTATAACATTCAAATCAGCATTGAGAAATGCTTTTGAGGGTGGCACAATTGATGACCTTAAAAAAGGTACTGCAAGAGCTGCTGCTTTCGAAGTCAAAGCTGATATGACTACTGGTGCAGACTATACTGGCGAGGTAATCGCTGCTACACGAGCACCTGGAATTAAGTACGATCCAACATCCCCTATTCATATAAGACAGATGGTTCCTATTGGAACAACAAATTCTGATCTTATAAGGTATGTAGAAGAAAGTGCTTATAATGATGGTATGGGTTCTACTGCAGAGGGTGCTGCATTAATACAGACTGACTTTAACCTTACTGCAA